GGCGCTGCCTTGGCTTTGGGATGCTGGAGTGCGCGCAAAAACTGCACCTTGGGTTTGCGCTTAATTTTTACCTTCTGCTTTTTCGGCTTCGGGTCTTTGGTGTGCAGCCATTTGGCCGTCACGCCGGTGTAAGCGCCCCGGTCAGCAATGGCGAACTGATGGCGATCACCGTCACGACGCTCGAGGGTCATCGCCGGGATCGGTTTGCCGCTGACCGTGGTGCCGTTCCCCGCTTTCAGAAAGAGCAGTTTACCGGCCTTGACCGACACCTCCGCCCCGTTGCGTGTGGCCAGCCGGGTCAAAAACTTGGCGTCTGACTCCTGCGACTGGTCAATGTGCGGCACTTTGATCGCCGACAGCCCAGCGGCAACGCTGGCTGTCAATTTGTTGCGCGCCGCAATCTGTTCAACCACCTGCCCGAGCGTGGTGTCGTGGTAAGACACCTCACGGCGGGAATTGAGCGTTCCGCGAAAATCAGCACTGCGCGCCCGGATGGTCAGTGTATCCGGCGCGCCCCGGTGCTCAATCTCATCCACGGTAAAATCACCTTTGCCCATCAGTGCCGAGCCCTGCCAGCCGAGGAACAGTGACAACACCGCACCGCGTGGCGGCATAGCGACCCGCCCGTCGGCGTCGTCGAGCTCGATGTCGAGCTGGTCGGCCACAAACCCGCGATTATCGGTTAGCGTCAGCGACAGCAGGCGTTGACTGATATCGTGCGTGATGTCATTGCCACCCATCGTCAGCATAAAAGCGGGCGCAATTTTAGCCCCCGCATCGAGTGTCATCCCCGTTATCACGATAACAACCCCTTCGTATGATCACCGGCGTGAGTCAGCAGGTCGCCCGCCTGCGCCTTGAGGTCGCCAAACAGGGCCGTCAGCGATTCATCCACACGGGTGAGCGTCAGCGTAAATTCAATCTTGCGGGCGCTGCCGTCACTGAAAAACTCGGTGCGGGTTTCGCTGATGCTGTTCACCACAAACATGCCGTAAAGCGTGCCGCTTCCCTCCAGCAGCGGCCACGCTTTGCCCTCGTCGGCCATCACGTTGAGCGCCAGCAGGGACAGGCGTCCGCCGGTAATTTCCGGCATCAGTACGCCGGACAGCGTAATTTTTTCCTCGCTGATGCCGAGAAATTGCAGCGTCGGGCGCTGGCCAATACGGCTGTTTGACGGCCAGCGATAATCCACGCTGCGTTGCAGGCTTTGATACGGCACGGTCTGTAACTGAAAGACAAAGAAACCGAGGGTTAACATCATGCTGTGCTCTCCTTAATCATGGCCCATCTGTGAGCGCGCCTCAGCGCGGCGCTGGCGGTCACGCGCTTCGAGCTGTTCGCGAATGTCTCGGCCACTGTCCCGCCCGTTCCCGCTGCCGTCAGTGACAATCTGGTAGGTGTGCGTACTGTTATCCTGATAAGTGCGGCCACCGCCTGCCGACACCGGCACATAACCGCCGCCGAGCAGTCCGCCCGGCGGGAGATAAGCCGGGTCACGCCCGCCATTGTTTTTATCTGCACCGCGCGTCTTGTCGGCATTTTTATCAATGTCCGCCGATTCATCTTTGATAAGCCCCATTTTCTCCAGCAGCCAATCCACGCCCTCACGCAGCTTGTTGAACGCGCGCAACGGTGCGGTCAGTGCATCGGCAATCGCTTTACCGAACATCACGCCCGCGTTTTTGCAGCCGTCGAGGGTCTCCTGCGTGGACTTCACCGGCTCAATCAGGTTTTTAAACCACTGCCATACGGACTGGAGTTTGTCGCCGAGCCAGTCAAACACCGGCTTAAGCGGCGAAAAGAGCTCTTTGACCGGCGCGAACGCCGCCCCTAAACCCTCAATCACGCCGCTGAAAAAGGCGCTGATGGGCTCCCAGTATTTACGGATGAGCAGCGCACCGGCGACGATCGCCACGCCAATCGCCACAATCGGCCACGTCAGCCCGCCCATCACCGTCACTATCGCGCCACCCACGGCGGTGAGTCCCGACCATAATAAACTGGCCGCCATCACGATGGCGTTTATCCCACCGAGCACCGGCCCGACAACTAAGCCAATCAGTCCCAGCGCACCCACAACCAGCAGCGCGCCACCGGCCAGTTTGCCAAGGGTGGCGGCCAGTTCTTTGTTATTCACAATCCATTTATCCAGCCTGAGCACGTATTGGGTGGCAGTCTGCACCAGATGGCGTAGCGAACCCTCCTGCTGGTCAAACAGGTCAGTACCGACGGCCTCATAGGCTGACTGAAATTCTTTAAAGTCGCCGCCGAGGTTGTTCTGCATGATGGCAACCAGCTCGGCGGTTTTGCCGTCCGAGGTTTGCAATGCCTTGGTGAGCTCATCGAGCTTGCCCGAGCTGGCATCGTTCATCAGTACTGCCGCCGACGAGCTGGCCTCTTCACCAAAGATGGCTTTCATGTACTGCGCGCGCTGTGATGAACCGAGCTTGTTTTTCTCAAAGCTCTTTTGCATCTCTTTCAGAATGACAAACAGCGGGCGCATGTTGCCCTTGCTGTCCGCTGTCTTGACCCGCAGTTCACTGAGCGCAGCGGCGGCGGAGCCGGTCGGTGCCTGTAGTCGGGTAATGACCGCGCGACTGCCGGTACCGGCCATTGAACCGGTGATTTTGGCATCGGCAAGGGCGGCGGCCATGGCGGCGGTTTGCTCGATGCTGATACCGGCGTTTTTCGCCACCGGCGCGGCATAAGTCATGGTGTCGCTCAGGCCGTCGAACGTCGCCGCCGACTTGTTCATGGCGGTCGAGATCACATCACCAATGTGCGCCGCCTTGTCATTACTCATGCCGAACGCGGATTTCACGCCCATCAGCAGCGTGGCGTTTTCTTCCATGCTGCGCTGGTTCGCCAGCGACAGATTCAGAATAGTGGGCGTGGCCGCCAGAATGCCGTCTTTGTCCGCGCCCGATTTCGCCACGATGATTTGCGCAGCGGCGGCGTCATCGGCGCTGGCCGCCGTGTTATCCCCGAGCAGGCGCGCCTGCTTTCTCAGGCTTTGCATGTCAGCCGAGTCTTTCTTGAGACCGAGCACCGCCTGCAATTCAGAGTTTTTCTGTGAGAAGTCATAACCGGATTTAAGCACCGCGCCACCGGCCACCACGCCAGCCGTCGCCACCCCGACCCCGACGGCACCGGCGGCGGTGACGCTTCCGGCAAGCTGCTTGCCCGCCTGATAGCGGTTCCTGATGCCATTGAGTCGGGCCTGCTGCGCACTGACGCGGGCAAGGGAGGCGCGCTGGCGCTCGAGCTGCGCGGTGGTTTCACTCAGTGAGGTTTTGAGGCGGCGCTCGGATTCGGACAGCGTGCGGGTACTGATACCCGCCTGCGACAGCTCAAGCCGCTGGCGTTGCACCGACTGGCGCAGGCCGTTGTACTTGATTTGCAGTTCGGAGGCTGAGCGCTTGGCCACTTCCAGCGCCTGCGTCTGTGCGCGGGTCGGCCTCTCAGTGTTTTTAAACTGAATGGCGAGCTGTGCGGCCTCCTGTTTGGCGTCTTTCAGGGATTTGCCGGTGACGGCGAGCTGCGCGCTGGTTTTACGAAAACCCTCAATGCGTCCGGCCTGCGCGTTCAGCGCCTTGATGGAGGCTTGCGTGTTTCGGATGTCCCCGGACAGCGCTTTACTTGCTGTCTGGACGGATTTAAACGGGCGGCTGGCCTGATCAATGGCTTTGAGTAATACCTGCAACGTCACGTTGTTACTCATTGGCGTGTCCACTTCGTTCGAGCGCTTTTTCGCGCCAGTTGACGAGCTCGGTCAGGCTCATCGGAAAGAGTTCTGACGGCGGCCAGTGAAAGACCGCCGCCACGTCAGCCATCAGGTCATCAACCCCCAAACGTGGCGGGTAGGTTATTGGGCCAAATTCGGCGCTAAAAAACCGATCACCTTACTGGCCAGCGCAATAAAGTCCGGTAATTCCAGCGCGGCACACTCTTCTTTGGTCAGGCTGGGATAGGTGATGCGCGGCAATACCGTGATCAGAGCGTCAACGTTAGAGCCCGCCACGTCAGCCAGACTGACGCCGCGTAGCGCACCGGCGTTCGGGCGGATCATGGTGATGGATTCAATCACCGTGTCACCGCGTTTAATGGGGGAGTCCAGCGTCACGACGTTGGCGTTTTCGGTGGTGTTCAGTACGTTTTCTTGTTTCATTTTTTATCTCTTTACGGTCATAAAAAGCGTGAGCGGCCAGCGTGCTGACCGCCGGAATATTACAGGCCGAGATTGCGGCGGTGCTGCTCGAGCATGTCCACGCCGTTGACGTTTTCGACCATGTTCACGGTGTCGATCTCAATCAGCGTTTTGCCGTCAATCACCAGCTTGTAATAGGTGCATTGGGTCGAGATTTTGCTCTCGGTGTTTTCACCCTGTTTCATGTCGCCAAGGTCAATTTCCTTATGGCGGCCACGCAGCACAATCTCGACGGCGGACACGTCGCCGGTGTCGTCACGCTGGAATGAACCGGCAAAGCGCAGCGGGACAGCGGCGCTACTGGCGGCGGCATACTGCGCCCACAGGGTTTCGTCAGGGAGTCCGCCCATCGACCACTCGACGGTCAGCGCGTCATCGTCCAGCCCCAAGTCCACCGCCGCCGAGCCGTTCATGCCGCCGCCCCGGTAGTTCTCCAGCTTGCGGGTCAGCTTCGGCAGGGTGACCGACTGCACCACGCCCATGTAGCTCAGGCCGTCGTTAAACAGATTGAGGTATTTCAGTTTGCGGGGGAGTGCCATGTTTCAGGTTTCCTTAGCTGTTAATGGAAGAGGCCAGATCGACCAGATAGGTGTCGGTGATGCGCTGGCGCAGGGTCAGGCTCTCCAGCGGCGGCACCGGCGTGTAGTCGTAATCGACGTAGAGCTTTCCGGCTTTCAGGGTCTCTTTCTCATTGGCTGACGCGTCAAACCAGCATTTGCCATCAATGATGTAGCCGTTAGATTTGAGCTCGCGGAACTTGGCGTTAATGCCGTCGATGATGTCGCGGATAAGCGAGGCGGTCATCGGCTTGTCCACCGCCCACATGTGCGCCTCGGCCATGGTGTCGGCCAGTACCTGCGCGGTGCGGGTGTAGTTCTCAAACAGGAATAACGGGTCATCAGAGCAGGTGCGGTTACCCCAGAAACGAAAGCCGTTTTTGCGAATAAGGGTGGTCACGCCCGCCTCGTTGAGCAGGTCCGCATCGGTACCAACCGCCTGTAAATCCCAGAACACCGAGGCATCGATACCGGTCACGCCATTCACGCCGACGTTGGACAGGGTT